GATTTGACAAACAATGTTGCTGATGTTGTTAAGCGCCTAGAATCTCTAGAGAAGAGAATCGACGCTTATGAAAGTGAAACAGCAGTGCAAAAGTCTGGCGCAGTAGAAAATACTGTATCAGATGAAACAAAAATAACAAAGAGTATATGGCAAGGGCACTTCCTCGGCGCACAAAGTCTATAAACTCAATACAATTAAATATTGTTCATATCAAAACTTTAAATAAAAAGGCAGGTGAAAAAAATTATGAGCAACGAACTTCTACAAAAGGTTATCGACACATCAAACCTTGGTTCTACATTCACAAGCACAGGAGACAACGGTGTTGCCGTCCCATCTGGTAATGGACTTCTATACCCAGATCAGGCTAACCGTTTCCTTGACTACATGTGGGATGCTACAATTCTCGCTAAGACCGCACGCACAATCCGTATGCGTTCAAACACAACCGAAATTGATCGCGTTTCAGTCGGCCAACGCATTATGACAGTTGCTACAGAAGATAATCCCCGTGACTATGTTAACGCATCATCTTCTTCAGCCAACTTCACACAAGCAGCAGCCACATTCTCAAAAGTTTCTCTTACAACTCGCAAATTGCGTCTTGACTGGGAACTTTCTGCTGAATCATTAGAAGACAATATCGAAGGTCCAGATCTAGAAGATCACATCGCACGCCTTATGGCAACTCAAGCCGGTAACGACATTGAGGATGTGTTAATCAATGGTACTGGCTCAGGTTCAGGTCTTCTTTCAGCATTCAAGGGCTTCCGTCAACTTGCTTCTGACAATGCACACGTTGTTGATGCTGCTGGTTATGGTCTAGATCGCACCGTATTTAACGCTGCAATCAAGCAATTACCCCGTAAGTACAAGCAACGTAGAAATCAATTAAGATTCTTTGTCGGTTCAAACCTTGCACAAGATTACTTGTTCAACCTCACCGCTTCCGCTGGTTCTGTCAATCCATTTGACATTGCTTCAGGAGTTATTCGTGGTGATGTTGCCGCTAACGATGGTGGTCCCGGTACTGTTACTCCATTTGCTTTTGGAATTCCAGTTATTAACGTTCCATTAATGGATGAAACTCGTTCAGGAGATTACAGTGGTGCTTCAGGTCTACACGGTGATGTTCACTTGACCTTCCCACAAAATCTTATCGTTGGTATTAAGCGTGATGTCGTTGTCTACCGTTTGTTCCAACCCAAGAAGGACACAATTGAATACACTCTATTCATTCGTGTTGGTACAGCAGTAGAAAACTATGACGCACACGTTCTAGTAAAGAACATCAAGGTTGCAGGTACAACTGCACCATTCGGTTCAAACCTTACTGCCGCACATGGCAGCAACGTTACTGGTGGTTCAGGTACATACACCTACTGATAAAATTTTTTATCAACAGGCAAGAGAAGCATTCGTGCTTCTCTTGTTTGTTTTATTCTGCTATAATTTTTATATATCGAAAGGAAAAAAAATGTCTTTTAATAATTTAAAGTTAGCAGAGTTAAAGCAGGTTGCCGATAGTTTTGGTGTAGATGTTCCTGTTAAAGTTTCAAAAAATGACTTAGTTCTTTTGCTGGAAGAAGAAGGTATTTCATATCAAATGTATGAACAATTTGCTAATGTTGAGAAAGAAGAAATTAAAACAGAGGTCGGTCAGCCAGCAAGATTAGATCTTAAGAAAGAAAATTCAATTCTTGTGAAAATGGACAGAGAGAATTTTTCGTATCAAGTTGGAACTGCACAGGGAGCAATTAATTTTAGTAAAGAACATCCATATGTTGCTCTCCCTGAATCTGTTGCTCAGGAAGTTTTTGATCTACATCAAGGTTTCAGGCCAGCAACTCCGCGAGAGGTACAGGAATTTTACTCCTGATTCTGGAGGTTATTTAATTGCAACAAATTAATAGTGGTGATTTTGAGAAACTTGAACTAGTTATTATTCAAAATGGATCGGAAGTTAATGCTGATGGTGTTGTAAATGTTTCTATTTATAATGCTGATGATTCTACTAATACTGTTTTATCTAGTGGTTCGGCAACCAATGAACCCCCATTTGGTATTTATACTTATCAAGTTACTCCTAGTGTAACTTATTTAAATCAAGTTATTCGTGCCGATTGGTCATATAGCATTAGTAGTACTTCTGTAGTTCAGTCTACTTTTCATGAAATTATTACTCCCTATGCTACTGTTTCTGATATTATTGATTATTATAATTTTGGCACTAGCCCTCAAGATTTAAACTATAAACCTTATGAGCAAATTCGTGAGGCTGAAAGATTGGCTAGGACTGTCATTGATGGTTATACTGGTCAAAAATTTGGTAAAAGAAATGGTTCGCAAGAAGTTTTTGGTATGGGTTCGGATGCTTGCTTCTTGACTGAACCCATGTTGCAATTGAATCGTATGTATGAGAATGATATTCTTGTTTACGACAAACTTTCTAGTCCCTCCGTTAATCAGTTTGGTTTTGAGTTGATGCTTACTCAAACTAATAAAACTATTAGAATTGTTAATGCTGGGTGGGATGTTCGTTATGATAATAATATTGATCCTTCTATCCTTTACTATGGAAGATTTAGAAATAATTCTCGTTACAAATTTGAAGGAATTATTGGATGGAACTACGTTCCACCTAATGTTAAACTGTCTGCTATCTTACTCGCTGGTGACTACTTGTCTAATGATGCCGCTTGGAGAATTAGGTATTTGAATGACATCTCCTTGAGCGAGGTTTCGTTTAAGATGATGGCGGGTGCATTTAATGGCACAGGTAATCTTCTTGTTGATAATATGCTTGATATGTATAGAAATGTTGGAATAGTGATTATCTGATGATTAATTCTATTATTGGTAGCATTATGAATATGAGATGTGATATTTATATTCAACAAAATGAACAAACAAATAGTGGTGCTATATCAAGAAATTGGGTATATGATAAAACAATTGATTGCAAAATAGAACCATTAAAAACTTCTGGCGCTATTGGTCGCGGAGACAATAAATCGTTTGAAGATAATAAAAATAATGAGTATTTAGAAAACTTTCAATTAAAAATGAAATCTCCTATCAATTTAAGTAAAAGGTGGAGAATTTCAAGTGTTAGATCTTCTCAGGGTGAAGTTATTTATAAAGAAATTGATCGTTATGGTAATCCTGATATGATTTTTGAGGTAACTGCTTCTCATGCTGAAATTGATCCTCTAGGTAAAATTAGTTATTATGAAGTAACTCTTAAGAGAGTCATGGTGCAAGATAATGATAGAAATTATAATTAATCCTGAAGATATAAGCAATTTCAACGTAATAGTTCAAAATAAAGTAAAGTCTGCTGAATTTATGGCACATTACAAATCAATGACAGAAGTTGCAAAGGCTATGTTTACCATTACTACAAAAAAATTTTTACAAGATTTATCTGTTGCCGCACAAAATGATCATAAAAGATATCATCATCTTTATGAATGGGAGGCCATTGGTAGAACAAGTAGAAAATTATTTGCTATGGAAAGAACAAGAGTTATTGGTGGAGAATTAATAATTACAATTGTTCCTATAAAATCTACAAAAGCAGTTCCAATAAGATCTCCATTAAATATACCGGGTCCAACGGGTAAAGTGGTGACAGCAAAACATATATTTAGAGATAAAATGCAAGTTATAGAAAATAATGATCCGGTAACAATAGAAACAAAAAGGACTATAGTTTTTTCTCCAGACGGACAAAAATTAATTTTTGTTCCAAAAGATAAAGTAATAACAATCAAAAATCCCGGTGGCACTGCCGCAAAAGACGCTTTATTAGAATTTTCTAATACATGGTATTCTACTAAACCAGAAATGGTTATGGATCAGTCAAGATTAATTAGACAAATGGCTAACAGGGTTGTTGATCTTTTAAATACTGATGCTGCTAATCCTGAATCAGTATATAGAACTATTCAAGAAGTTAATAAATCATACTCTAAAGAAATTACGGTGAGATAATGTCTATATATGATAGTTTAGCCGTAAATGATATTAGAATATATTTATGGGAAAAAATTAAAGCCTCTGGTCTAATGAATGAATCTGATTACTATGCCGATGGTTTTGACAAACCATTAATTCCTGTGATTCCTGTGCAGCAAGTTCCAGAATTTAATAATTTACTTCCCGGTAAACCTTATATTGTGTTTGAGTGGGATACTACAGCCATTCAGCAAAATTGGTGGATTTTAGATGAAGTTGTAACATTTTTTGTTAATTCTCCAAGACATGATGAAATAAATTCAATAATGAATTTTATGGTAGATCTTTTCCGTAGATATGATGATGCAGCAACAGAAATAGAACAATCTACAATTCTTTCTAACAATTTTATATTTCATTACACAGCAATAAATTCTGTTAAATCCCCATCTCCCTCAAAACATGAGGGCGGTATTAAAACTGGATACGTAGAAGTAATATATTCTTATAGTAGAATAACTCAAGACACTGGTCGCTTTTAAGAATTAATCTGTTATCATAGTTATGAGGAAGTGTAAAGCCATCTTTGGAAAAAGGTAGGTGAAAATAAAAATGGGTAATGTTAAAAATATTATCGTAGGTGCTGCTAGAGTATTCGTTTCTAACGGTAGCGGTTCAAACCGTCCAGACCTAAACAACACTGCAACCTTTCCAGTAACATTAGGTACAGGTTCAGCAGTAACTGGTGGTGTCACTAACGTTTCTTCAAATGTCTCGGCTGCTCAGTATCTTGGAACAACTGCTTCAGGTTTCTGGAGAGATATGGGTTACACCAATAATGGTGTTGAAATTTCATACGAACCCGGTTATGGCGAAGTCATGGTTGATCAATTGCTAGACGCTGCACGTCTATTCAAGCAAACCCTAAAGATTCTCATTAAGACTGAAATTACAGAAGGTACACTTGAAAACCTTAATGTCGTGCTTGGTCAATCAGATTCTGTAACAACTTACAGCCCCGGCGCAATTGGTGGTACAGAGGCAACAGAAGCAACACTGACAACATACAATAACTCAGTCACTGCTTTGCGTCTTTCCGCTGGTGCCCTCGGTGACACTCCTGTGGAGCGTTCACTAGTGCTAGTTGGTCAGGCTCCCGGTCAAACTGGTCGTCTTTATGATACTGCTGCAACATCATCAAGTGGTGCAAACGTAACTGTTGCAAACCAGCCAGACATTTCAGCAATTAAAAAGAAAGAACGTGTTTATGTTGCTCGTCGTGTTGTTCAGATGAACACCACTGCACATGCTCTTAAGCGTGATTCTGCTACCGTATTCCCCGTTGAATTCCGTTGTCTTCCTGATGACGCTGATGCTTTCGATGGTTCAGAATATGGTTTTATTATTGACCGTGTTTACGGTGCATAGTAATTAAACTGTTTACCATAAATACCTCGTATTTTTTATGCGGGGTATTTATGTTTTATACTTATATATTGCTATAATCAAATAGAGAATTTTGGAGGATTTAAATGGCAAATACAGTTTATGAAGTTGAAGAAATTCGACTTTCAAATGGGGAAGATATTCAAATACGCCCCTTAACTATTAAGAATTTAAAAAAGTTTACAGAAGTTATTAAAAAACTAAATGAAGTTGAAATAACAGATGAATCAGATGCAATGGATATTTTTGTTGAGGCTGGATTAATTTGTATGCAACAGTTTAAACCGGAACTTGCACAAGACAGGGATAAGTTTGAAGAACTTATGGAAGTACCTACTTTAATGAGAATTCTTGAAGTAGCCGGTGGTTTAAAGATGAATGACCCAAATTTCGCGGCGACGAATCTGGATGGGCAGATCTAGATTTAGTCGCCTTGGAGAGTGAAGTATTCTTGCTTGGTCATTGGAAAAACTATGACGAACTTGAGTCATCTCTTTGCATAGAAGAGTTAACTGTAACCCTTAATGCGATGAGAGATAAAGAAGATCGTGATCGTAAATTCCATGCTGCTATACAGGGCATAGATCTTGATGAAGGAAAAAATACAGAAGAAGAGGCTGATGGAGATATCACAAACTTACGAGGCTACAGAGCATCTGAAATAGGATTCGGAATAGATATGGGCCTTGGTTACATGGAAGTTGGTGATTAAATTTTATGGCTAATGTTATAAATTTACATTTTAATGCAACTGCTAACTTCGGTCAAGTTCAGAGTCAAATAGCGGCGCTTACTGCTGAAATGAATAAACTGAATGCGACTGCTGCTCGTTCTGGCGGATTTGCTCCATCGCAAATTGCTGCTATGCGAGCGGCAGAATCGCAGTTTACTTCTACAATTCAAGCAACTAGAGCATTTAAAGTAGAAACTGTTCAGTTAGCAACTGCATCTGAACAGTTAACTCAAAGATTTGTTCGTGGCAGGTTCTCCTTGGGAGAATATTTTGGCATGATGAGAAGAAGTCTTTCGGGTGTTGTTCCAGAGATAAATAAAGTAGCAATGGCACAAGCACAATTGCAAAATGCTATGGTTTTGCCTTCTGCTACTAAGTCTGGCATGGCTACTATGATTACAAATTTGGGTGTTATGGGAAAGGCATCAGCATATTCTAAATATGTTATGCAAGGAACTAATACTCTTTGGAGAGATGGATCAACTGCTTTACTTAATTTAGGTAAAAATACTCAGTGGGCAGGCCGTCAGTTGATGGTTGGTTTTACTGTTCCAGTTTTAGCCGCTGGTGCTGCATTGGCAGCAATGTTTTATCAAGTTGATAAAAATCTTACAATGCTTCAAAGAGTGTATGGTATTGGTGGTCAGGCTGGTGGACAGTTCCAAAATGTTTTGCCTTCTGAAAAAGAAATTCAGAACATTCGTGGTCAAATTATTGATTTATCAAAAGAATTGGCTAGAATGTATGGAACTAGTGCTAGTGAAACTACTAAGGTAGCCTCTTCTCTTGCCGCTGCTGGTTATACGCAGCAACAACTTCTTGATATGACAAGAACAGCCGTTAAAGCAATGGCATTAGGCGATACTGATATGCAATCTTCAATTAAGGCTGCTATTTCACTTCAAAATACTTATAAAATTAGTGTTGGTGAAGTTGGAAATGCTATGAACTTCTTAAGTTCTGTTCAGGCTTCAACAAGCACTAATATGAATGATTTGATTGATTCAATTCCTCGCGTTGGCCCTGTTGTTAAAAATCTTGGTGGTTCATATAAAGATTTAGTTGCATTGATTGTTTCTATGAAAGAGGGCGGTGTATCTGCGGGTGAAGGTGCTAATGCTATTAAAACATCTATGCAAAGATTGGTAAGTCCTACAAAGGCTGCTCAGCAGGCACTGGCTGGATTTGGAATTGATATTAAATCAATTGTTAATGCAAATGCTGGTAATTTAATTGGAACAATTACTGAGTTACAAATAGCACTTGAAAGATTATCACCATTGGCTAGGCAACAGGCTTTAACAGAATTGTTTGGAAAATATCAGGCATCTAGAATGTCGGCGTTATTTGAAAACTTTAATAAATCTGGCACGCAGTCTGCAAAAGTTATGGCAATGCAAAAATTGGGCGCTAAAGAACTTGCAGATATTGCTAAGCATGAAACTGAACAAATTCAACAAACTGGTTCTGGTGGCTTTAAGATTGCTGTTGAAACATTAAAGGCAGATTTACTTCCTATTGGTGAACAATTCTTAACTATTATGACTAAGATAGTTAATGCTTTTGATAAATTTATAAAAGTTTTGAAAATTTTTGAACCATACAAAAATATTCTTTTAGGAGTGCTGGGTGGTGTTGCAATTGCTGGACCAATTCTAATGCTTTCTGGTCTTTTTATGAACTTAGTTGCTCAAGCAATTAAAGGAATAAGTAAGTTATTCCAGTTTATCACAGGATTCAGGTCTGCGCTTTCTGAAGGAAATTCATTTTTTCAAGCAATTAATGGCGGATTTGCTAATTTAAATAATTATTTGGAAGAAATAGATAAAACAATGTTGGCTAGTGAAAAATTAGCCGATCAAACTAAATCAGCAACTATGGGTCAGGCAGAAGCAATAAGTATATTAACTCATGAGTTAAATAATTATTTAGCGGCTATCAATAGATTAAATGCTGCTGGTGGTGCCGCAGGTTTTTATGGTCGCGGTGGTGCGGCTGGTGGAGCGTCAGGGGGTGCTACGGGAGGTGGCCCATCTGGTTCTGGCGGAGGTGCTGGTGGAGCGCAAGCGGCACTTGCTGCGGCAGCATGGAGAACTATGGCTCCAAATCAAAATGCAGAAGGATTTGTTCAATCAAAATCAGAAGCAAAACAACTTTATAATACTAATTCTATTGGAACAGTTTTAATTGGTGGGGCATTAAAGAAATATGCTGAACAAATAAATAGTAGTAATGAATCTTATGGAATGAATCAAAAGTTTATTGCTGAAACTCAAAAAGAAGAAATTGAAATGAGAAGGGCCGCTCTACAACTTTTAATTGATAAAAATGGTCTTAGTATTTCTGAAAATGATAAGCAAGCAATTATTAATAAAAATATGGATGCTATTCCTCAAAAATGGATGACAATTGCGGAAGTTCTTAATAATACTATTGTTAGCATGGATCAATGGACCGCCCTTGAGGCTAGACATCTTGCTGCTATGAAAATTGTTTCAGAATTAGATATAGAAAATCAAAAACAATTACAATTAATTATAGATTCATATAGAACTCAAATTGGACCGATTAAAGATCAAAATGTTATTGCTGAAAAATCAGCAGAGTTTGCTGCTAAAATAAATCAATTTTTAGTTGACAAAGCATCTTTAATTGAAGAGGGAGTTACATATGAAACAGTTTATAATGAAACTTTAAATGAAATAAATCAATTAGCAAAAAGTGGTTTAACTCAAGCAGAAATACATGCTAAATTAATTGCTCAGGATGTTATTCAAAAACAAGCATTGTTAGCAATGGATTCGGATTTGGTGACTGCTACAGATAATTTGGGTGCTGCCATAAGATTGTCAGCACAACAAATGGAAGGTTTTGCGACATCATTAAAACTTACTACTTCTGGTGCAACTGATAAACTTAGATTCCATCTTTCACAGCAAGCCCCAGCATTTGATGCGTTAAGTCAAAGTCCTGAGGGACAAAGATTATTGGATATACTTGCTGGATTAATAGAGGCTTTAAATACAAACACTAAGGCACAAGAAGAAGGAATAGTTGAGTCAAGACATAATACTACGGCTGAGCATTCAAATGAAATTGCTACTGAAGAAAATACTGCTGCTATTACAGAAAATACAGTAATAGAAGAAGAATTGGTTGCTGAGGGTGCAGGAAAATCAGGTGGAATGCTTGGGGGTAAATTAGGTAAAGTTGGCGGCGGCTTAATGATGGCTGGTATGATGGCTCCAATGTTAACAGAGCCAGCCGGAAAAGCAGTTGGTGGTGCGGCTGGTGGGGCTATAAGTGGCGCTGGTCAAGGTTTGATGTATGGAACTATGGCTGGTATGGCTATGTTGCCTATTCCAGTTGTAGGTGAGATTGCTGCTGTAGCAGCACCAATTATTGGTGCGGCAGTTGGTGGCATTAAAGGATATATGGATAAAGCAAATGAAATGGCAAGGCAAGCGGAAGAAGAACGTGCCAATATTATAAAAAGTTCTTACAATGTTAGTGGTCAAGCCATAGATGCTTTTGCTCTTAAAATGAATAATTTTGCTAGTGTTCATCTTTCTAAAGCAAATACTGTTATGGATTTGAATCAACAAATTGTTGATAAACTTGCTGAATCTTATAAAAATGCTAGTGACCAACAAACAAAAGATTATCTTACTAATTTGCATCAAGAAAGATTTGGTAAACCTCAACAGGAAGCATCTTGGTGGCAGACTGCTGGGGCTAACCCATTTGGAAGAGCATCCATGCTTTCAATACCCGGCATTGGACTTCCTATGGCTCTTGCTGCTCAAAAGTTTAATTATGGTGAAGTTGGTGGACTTATGGGTCCAGAGGCTGCTCAAAAAGCAGACCTTAAAAAATATCAAAGAGGGTTGAATGAAAAATTCTGGTCTGATACTCTAGCAGGTATGACTGGGACACAGGCTACCAATGATGTTCTTGCTGTTGCTAAATCTGTTGGTGATGAAGGTTTTGGTGTTACTAATCTTACTTCTAAATTAAGTGCTGGTTTGAAAGATAAGATTCGATCTGCTCAGGCTGTTGCTTTTCAAAGTTTGTTGCGTTCAGCAATTGGTAGTAATGGAGAATTGCAAAGTATTCTTAGTCAAGGTTTTGTTTCAAATATTGGTGGTTCTTATGCTGGTGCTAAAGGTAATTGGACTGATATTGCTAAGAGTAGGGGTGTTACAAGCGATGAGAAACTTAATGCAATAACTCATGCTCAAGAGCAATATAATGCGGCTATTGATGCTACTACTAGTGCATTAACTAATGCTATTAATTCTGTTGATCCTAGTAAGTTTTTTGATTTGTCTAAGGGTGCTACAGAGGCTCAAACATCATTAATGTTTTCTGAGGATGCGTTCTCTAAATTAAAAGATCAGGTGGCTAATTCTAATCCTGAATTGGCAGCAATGATGCAAACTTTGCATGACTCTGACACTCCAATTAGACAAATATATGCTGCTCTTAATTTAATGAATTCTGGATTAATTCATACTCAAGAACAATTGATGGCAACTGCTCAAAGTTTAAATGCAATTACTGGACTTCAAGCAGTTGCTGCTCAAAATGCTGCTATTGCTGCGGCACAACCTAGTGCTGCTGGTGCTGGTGCTACTACTGCTGCCAGTGGTGTTGGGGCTACAATTGCTGGACTTATTTCACAATCAACACCTAGTTCTAGTGGCGGTTCCGGTGGTTCAGGCGGTGGTGGTGGAGGAGGTAGTAGTCCAAAGAAATCATCAGGCGGCGGTGGTGGAAGTTCTGGTCCCACTCCAGAAGAAACTAATATTCAAAATCAAATTGATGCAAAGAATGCTTATATTGAAGCAGTTAAGAAAGAAATAGCGGCTCGTCAAAAACTTTATGACGCAAAGCAAAAACAACGTGAGCAAGATCAAGCATTACAGAATTTGCAAAATAATATATTTAAAGCCCGTGCCACAGGTAGCCTTCTTGACATTGCTGCTGCTCAGAGTGCTTATAATGATGAACTTAAAAAACAAGCAGAGTTGCGTGCTAAGGAAAAGGCTGATGCTAGGGATGAAGCAAAAATCCAACTTGCTGAAACTGAAATTAAAGCGTTACAGAAAGAACTTGAAAAATTAAAGAAGGCTGCTTCTGCCGCTGCTGCTGGCGCTGGTTCTGCTGCTGGTTCTGCTGTTGGTGGTATTGCTAAGGGTGCTGGCAATGCGGTTGCTTCTGCTAATAAGAATTTAGATGCTGTTAAGGCTAAGGCTGCACAGGCCGCAGAAGATCTTAAGAATATGATTTTGGCTTCAGATGGTAAAGTTGGTGAAGTTCTTAAAAGCAAGGCTGGCGCACAAAAAATCGCCATTCTTCATGCGGCAGGTATTACAGATGCAGAAATTCAAAAATATATTGTTGGTCCTGCCGATAAGGCTAATCCTTTTAATAAACCAGATTTTCTTAAATTTGATCCAGCGGCTAAGGCAAAGTTTCATACAGAATTGCAGGCTATTCATGCTGATGTGAAAAATTATGCTACTCAAGTTGAGTTGGCTAATATGGTTGCTAAAATTGCTCCTAATGTTGATGTAGAGTCTACAAAAACAAAGATGGATGATTTGGATGCTTTGCTTGCTCAATCTGGTTTTACTGCCGGAACTCCTGATTATGAGAAGTTTAAGAAAGATACTTCTAACTTGTTTGGTTTTAAATATGTTGATGTTGGAGAGACTGAAAAAACATTAAATACTGCAACTAAAACGATTCTTGAGTCTTGGAAAAATACTGTAGACGCAAATACTGGTAAGCCTATGCAGGATGCTTTTACTCTTAGCCCAGAAGATGCTAGAACTGTTGCTAATACTTATGGAGATGCGCTCTCCCTTTCGCTTGGCCCTGCCGGTGCTGCTGCTCGGGCTTTAGATAAATTTAAAGAAATAATAAAACAAAAAGTTGCTAGTGGTGTACTTACTCCTGAGCAGGGCAAGCAAGCAATTGAAGATTTTCAAAAACAATGGGACACTGCTCCTCCACTTAAAAAAGTATTTAAACTTGAACCTGAGGCTGCTGGTGCCGCTGCTGGTAAAAATGCTTATGCTGGATATCAAAGTTCACCTAAAGTTGATACTACTCCCCCCGAAATGAGTGGCTGGGAGGCTTTTGTTTCAAATGTTAAAGAAAAATTAACTGAAATTGGATCTTGGTTTCAATCTACATGGTCTGGGGTAACTACTTGGTTCCAGTCTACATGGAAAACAGTATTTGATTGGTTCCAATCTACATGGAATAACATTTCTTCTTCTGTAAAAGGTATATGGGATTCTGTTAGTTCATGGTTTAAAAATACATGGGATACTGCCGCTAATTGGTTACATCAAAAATGGGATGGTGTTGTTTCATGGTTTACTGGAATATGGAACTCTGCATTAAATGCAGTATCTAAATTTATAAAAGAACATTTAATTGATCCTATAGCAAATTTTGCTAAACCAATTATTGAAAATATCAATGGTGTATTAAAAACTATTGCGGCGGTTGGAATAGTAATATATAGATTACTTAAAAAGGCTTGGGATGCTATATATGCATATGTTGATAAACATGTTATTCAACCAATTAAAGACAAATGGAATGAATTTACTAAATGGTTTAATGCTAAAGTTATTCAACCAATTAAAGATAAGTGGAATGAAATAACAACATGGTTTTATAATGCAATAGTTCAACCAATTAAAGATAAGTGGAATCAATTTGTTACTTGGTTTGATTCACATATTACAGGTATGATTAGAAAAAAGTGGCAAGAATTTACTAAATGGGTTAATGATCATGTTATAAATCCAATTAAAAATTTTTGGAAGAACTTCCCAACTTGGTTCAATGAACATGTTATTGGTTTACTTAAAAATAAATGGCAAGAACTTGTTACATGGATAGATGAGCATATAATTAAAAAAATTCAAGATCTTTGGCAGTCTATTGTTAATTGGATAGATCAAAATGTTATTCAACCGATTAAAGATAAATGGAATGAAATAGTTACATTTATAGATCAAAAAATTATTGAACCAATTAAATCTTTGTGGGATGGGTTTACAACATGGTTTGGTCAAAATATAATAGATCCAATTGAAAGTATGTGGGACAAACTAACTTCTTGGTTTGATAAGAATGTTACACAACCACTTAAAGATGCATGGACTTCAATTGTTCAATTCTGGTCAGATTGGAAAACTCTTGGTGTATTCCAAATGGCCGATAAAATTGAAGCATGGATAACTAATCTTCCAAATAAAATTGGAGGAATGAAAGATGCTTTTGCTACACAATTTACCTCTGTTTGGAATAATTTTTGGAACATATTAACTGGCCCTGATGGTATTGCTACTAAAGTTACAAATTGGATAAATGATTTACCAAATAAAATTACAGGAATTAAAGATAAGGTTGCCTCCGCTTTTAGCGGCGTATGGAGTGGAATGACATCAGCCTTTAAAACTGAAATTAATAATGTCATTACTGTATGGAATAGTTGGGCAGATCAATTTAGATTGCCCGATTGGACTTTGCTAGGTAATGCTGCTGGTCAAACATTGCTTCCACATATTAATTTACAGTTTGCTTCGGGTGGATATATTTCTGGGCCGGGTGGACCTAAAGATGACGTTATCCCTGCACTTCTTTCAAATGGTGAATATGTTATACAGGCTTCATCTGTACAAAAATATGGAAAAGGAATTTTAGATGAAATAAATGCTGGAAAATATAAGGGTGAGGGCGACGTTTTCAGAAAATTTGCAAGCGGTGGAATAAATGACATAAGTAGTTTATTAAAATATTCAGATACTTTAATTGGTACTCCCTACAACTTTTCTGAACATACTGGAAAACCGGATAGCCCTCAAAATGGTTTTGGATGTTCTCCGTTCATATCTTACATTATGGATGCGGCGGGAGTTAGCCTTCCAGCCTATTCTCCAAGTCAATTATCTGGCTCTCAACATCCAATTTCAAAAAATGATGCAAAAGTTGGTGACTTAATTTTCTGGTACTGGAATGAAAAAGACCCATCATTACAACATAATCCTAATCACGTTGGTATGCTTCATGGTAATGGTCAAATGATTGACTCTGCTGGCGGGCGCGGTGTTGATCTAACAAGTTTATCTGGAGATTATTCTGTTCCCGGTCCACATTTTACTGATATAGGTCGCGTACTTCCAAGTTCTTTCTATCAAGACACAACTGTTACTGGCGACAATATGAAGTATTGGGATAACTTTATTAATATTATGAAAGAAACAGCAGCCCGTATGAATAAAGATTGGGATTTCTCACTTATTGAAAAAATTCTTCATCCAGTAACAATTCCTCCAGCATTTAGCAACGGCGGCATGGTTGATGGAGATAAAACAAAAATAGATTCAATTAAAGCAATGCTTTCTGCTGGTGAATATGTAGTAAAGCAAAAAGCCGTAACTAAATACGGACAGCATTTCTTAGATCTTATTAATTCTGGTAATCTTGACCCCCGTGTTGCTAATCCAAGGTCTGTATCAAACTTTAATCCAAGTGCTGCTCAAGGATCTGCTATAGGAGCATCAACAAACATAGAGTATAATATTAATGTGGCTGTTGAGGGATCTAATGCTAGTCCAGATGATATTGCCAAGGTTGTTCTACAAACTCTTAAGCGTAAAGAAGCAACCAAAATAACTCATAGGAATATAGGATAATGGCAGGTTTTGGCGTACCAGTTCTACAAATATATACAAGTGACCCATCAATTCCCGGCTCTAATCCAACCGGGTATATTGTTACAGATCATAATCGTGCCCCATTGAATATTTCATATGACACTATTGAAAATTCTGCACGTATGGCAAATGGAACTATGCGTCGGTATATTACTGCAAATAAAAAGAAAATTGCTACCTCTTGGGATCAAGTTCCTGCTGCTGGTGGTTATAATTTTACGGCTGATGCAAATTTGGGCGGGGCATGGCTGAAATCTTTCTATGAAGAAAATATCTATAATCCTGTTTGGATTAAATTAACTTACGCTGAAGAATCATGGAGATTTCCCAATTCTTATACTCCTGCTCAAACTGAAAGAGTTTTATCTACAAATAAAACATTTAACAGAACAGCACAGAACCTTGCTACGCCTTATTCTTTTACAATTGCTAATGTGGCATACTCTGCATTTACTAGTGGATTAGCGACAGCCAGTGTGACTACTAAGGTAGCCCATAATTTAACTATTGACAATGCTCCTGAAATTTTTATAACTGGAGTTAATCAACTTTTTAATGGAACATGGTTGTTAGATAGTGTTCCTAGTTCTTCTGTTTTAGTTTTTAAATATTTTTCAGGTAATAATGCTTCTGCAACATTTAAAATAAACTCTTACATTCAAAGTGGAAACTCTGCTTCATTTAATGTAGACAGTACAGATTTTATACAAAATGGGGCAAGCATTGTTCTTTCAAATGTTAAGAATATATCAGGTGCATCTGTTGGCGGTGTTTGGAAAGTAACTGCCACTCCGTCAAGTAAAACTTCATTTACAGCATCAACTACGGTAAGTCAATCTAGTCAAGGTTTATATGGAGATGCTACAATTCTTTCTAGCAGTTCATATTCAGCGGCAGTGTCAAATTTGAATGCTTCTATTATTGGACCTACGGTTTCTTCTGATATATTAAAAGTTTTTATGACATCATTTACTTATGATATTCAAAAGCGTTTGACTGTTACAGATTTGGTGAATATGAGTATAGAATTTACGGAGATATAATGCTTAGTCTAAGTGGTAACTCAGAACAGGCATTTGCACGACTTAATTCAATTAATGCAAATCCCGTTGTTTGGATGGAATGGAATTATAATTCTTTAACAAAACCCTACGTGGTAACATCATCTAGTGCTGGACCAGTTTATAATTTAAGTAGTGTTTTAAATATATCATCAAACTGGTCTACAACATATAATGGAACTATAGTTTCTTCAGCCATTGGTGGCAGGGTATTTGAAACAGATGCAACATCTGGAAGTTGTATAAAATTAAAAACTAGCACAGCAGTACAATATGACAAAGTTACACAAACATTATCATCTTTTTTTGGTGGATCATCGGCATCGGGATACTTTAAACTTGTAATGTATGTTAAGGCTAATCAGCCAAATGTTATAGGAAATTCTTTATCTATTCCGGCAACATCTATATCATTAACTGGAAGTGGGACGGGAGTATCAAAAACAACAAATTATAGAGTTGTTCCAGTTTCTAGTAATGGAATTAGACCAATGTATAATGCTAATGGTTTAGATCAAAAAAGTATAAGTGGTAGTTATGCAAGTGTTACTATTTCTTGGCCGGGAGCAACAGGCGTTAGCGATATCAGTTCTCCTGCCGCTTATGATATATATAGAGATGGTAAATTTTTGATAACTGTACCTGCTACATCTTCAAATAGAAGTGCAAATACATACACATATGTCGATAATTTAAGTAATACTCCAACACAAAATGGTCCAATTCCTGCTGCTTCTATGAAAATTAAATTTGCTCCTAGCGTAAGACTTTTTTCTTCAGGTAATTATAGAGAAAGCACAGTGTCATTTGCTAGAACAGTTTCTGAAGAAACATCTACAATTATAAAAAATGATTCATCTGTATATATAGATGGTAGTAAATATTTAAAGGTAGAAGTGTTTTTTGGATCGGATGAAGTTTTTGATGCTGCTAAAATAGATTTATTGTATGCTGGTGCATACTATGGTGCAGAAATACTTATTTGTGGAATGGAAATTTTTCAAATAAATAAATGGGATTTTGTTAATACTGAATATTTTCCAATTGAATCAATGTTTAATGCAAATAGACCCGGCGAGGCTTTATTGCATCCGTACTTACCATCTTCAGACACTTTGATAAATAAAGATTGGGTAGAGGGTGGAATTAAAAAACCAGTATCTTTAGTATTTAATTCACCAGATTATTTTATTTCTGATGTTCAGCCATATAGACAGTTAAGAAACTCTTTATATAATACATATAAATATTATGTATCTCCAAGTACTGATATGTATTCCTCTAAGAAAATTGAAATTCAAGCCAGATACAAAAACTATCTTGATATTAATAAAATAATAATTAAAATTGCTCAAGGTGGCTCATCAGATTCTAGATTAACTATGAGTGCGAGCAGTGTTTCTGGATCGGTATTAGTGCTTGGGCCGAATTATTCAGTAATTAGTACAATCACTATCCCAGCCGGGTCTTTTGATAATAGTGGAATTCTTTCTTTATATTATGATGGACTTTCATGGTCAACTACTCGCGGAAGTTGGACTCCTCCGACATTAACAGATTCTGGAATACTTCAAAATGTTTTGTCTAACGTAACAGGATTAATTTATGTATCTACAATAACAAATAATCATTCCCTCCTTGAAAGAAACAGAATGCATTTTGTTGAAATATCCCCGAGGCTTGAAATTGATGTAAGCAATATAACTGAAGAAATAAATGTTAGTAAAACAATGGATGATTCTGATTCTATAATTGGTTTTCCAATAGGACTTTTAAATGCAAATTCTGGCACTATCAAACTTCACAATATACCTGTATATAAAAATACTTTTCCCCATACAGTTTTTGATGTATTATCAGATTCAGCAACATTCTCAGATGTTCTTCGTCAAGGTGTCAAATTTACTGTGGGATTAATTTCTCCAACTAATGATTTTACTGATTATGTACCGTTTATGACAATGTATTCTGATACGTGGACAATAAATGATTTAGATTCTTTAGATATTTCTATAATGGACAGTGCTAAATATGTTTTGATGGGATTAGAGTCTCCACCATACCTATCTTGGTCTGAAGATATATTTTCAACAATTGTTAACTTGTTTGAAATATCTGGATTTAGTGATTATGATTATGACGGTCTTAAAGAAATTCTATCTCGTAGATCAAAAATTGTATCCGCTTTTTGGTGTGATAGAAACAAATCAGTTTTTGACACATTAAAAGATTTTTTTGTAGCCTATCAAATAGGCGCGTCATTTGATGAATACGGAATCATGAGATTCTATGATATAGATAGTTATATATATCAATTTTCTAATATTAATTTTAGTCCAGATTTTTCTGTATCTGATATTCCTATTACGCTTACAAAATCAACTGGATCAGTATTTTATGAATCAAATATGATTAAAGATTCTTATTCTGTTGATTTAGAGAAAAAAGTTGGTAAAGTAATAATTGATTATAAAGCACCATCAAGATTATTTTCAGAAGACAAAATTGCTGATGTAAATAAAAGTTCTTGGGGAAGAGTGACTGATATTACAAGGCCGGTCTTTACAGAAAGCAGTACTGTTGGCCTACCCTTCACATCCTTTGATATTAGCATTAAAGGTTTAGATAACGTTGCTTTTATGTTTCCAGAAAAAATGAGTGGTAAAAGAAGTTTACAAACTATTGGAACATTTAATGGATATGGATTTCTTCAGGGTGAATTAATAAAATGGAATGGTTTAGAATATACTTTTACTACTAATAGGAATGATTCTTCAGCGCAACCACAAACTGTAACGAGAGTATGTTTTTCCGAGGAGGATCGTGGTCTTGTTATTCAAGATTTGTTTGCCGCTGATCCGGCGGTTACTCAAGTAAATCATCATCCAACAGGAAATGTTGTTGGCTTGGAAAGAGGTTTAAGGAATACCTCTGTTCGTGATCATTTACTTTATGATGAAAGTGCTGTAACTCCATATGGTTATGCTCCTGCTTCAGCGGTTCCATTTAATAAAAAATATATTTCATATAATATTACAAGGCCCAGCCCCAGCATTACTCCAAGCATTACTAGTAATTCTATTTCTTCTACATCGGTTAAAATTACTAATAATGTTGCTAAGTTTTCAGTGCAAAAATCTATTTCAGTTAGACCTTTTGCAATAGCATTATCACCTAAACAACTTAGTGTAAATGAGTATGCTGAAATTCCAACATCAGCAAGTAATTTTGATTATTTTTCTGTAACTTTTACTGGTCCAGATTATTCTGCTACTAAGTTTAGTCAGAATCAAAGCACGGCAGAGTTGGGAATATATATAAATACTATTAGTGGTCATCCAATTATGATTGGTCTTAGAAATTTGTGTGCAAATATAGTTGGAGAGAATCAATGTTTTGTTGGTTTAAGTCAATTTTCTAAGTATGGTAAACCAACTACAGGTCATCTTCAACAAGTAATTCCTAACTGGTCAGATCAAGTACAGACAAAAAATGTTTTTGATGGCAAACAACACCGACTTGGGATTATAATGTCATGGAATGATGCAGTCCCAACAGCAAGTGTTTATGTAGATAATAATTATGTAACAGTAATTAATCTTACTCATGCTGCTGGAACTCCTGCTCCTAAAAAATCAAATGCTACTGAGTGGGGGGTATATGTTGAAAATCCTGCATCACCAATTGCAGGTAATAATATTTTAAATATTGATATGCATGAAGTTTATGCATGTTCAATGTTAGACAATAAACTATATTCTCTGCCATGTACATCTTATACTTATCATTGGCAAAATCCAGTATTTTTAAATAAACTTATTAAAAATATAAAATCTCCAGAACCTTTATATTTTTATTGGGGGCCAAATATATTAACTGGTGTTCATATATATGACAAAGTTGATTTTAACTTACAATCTCCCGTTTTTGAACAAACTGTTTCATATGACAGACATTTTTCATATACACCGGGAACAGCAAAGGCAGACGAAGGCCAGTTTCATAAAACAAAATTTTCAGATATATCATTATCCACTCCATTTTGTTCTCCATTTAATTTTTCTTCTATTATTGTTAATAATAGTGCTGCGCGTGAGTTGGTATTTTTAGGTAGACAAGATAATCAAATAAATGGTCAACAAATAACACCATTCTCAATTGATGCTAATTTCTTAAAACTTAGTGATTCTAATAAAATTGAAAGAATTATTGATCCTGCTAATATTAATAATTCTATTACATTAAACACTACATGGATTCAAAGTCCAAGTGATGCTGAAGAATTGTTGAGGCAAGTAGAGTTTCTTGCTAGTTCTTTTAGCACAACTGTTAATGTTAGTATTTTTGGAAACCCATTAATACAGGTTGGAGATATTTGTAAACTTACTTATTCATTAAAAAAAGTTGGTTATGATCCAGAAAATTCTTCTGTTACCTCCGCCTACTGTATGGTTAAAGAGGTAAGTAATAGTTTTACTGGTGGATTGACAACTAGTTTAAAATTAAAACCAATGTTTAAGATATCATCAACAATGCTAGAATAGTAACAGTTTGGTATAATTTATATACAAGGAGTATGCATGGGAAAACCGGGACAAAGCGGTAAATTTGATAATAATCATATTGATTCTTTAATCAAACCTTTAACTATTTATAGGAATGATCCTAGGAACAATGCTGATTTTTTGAAAAAACATCCTAATACTATTGTTATAAATAAAAATAGTCCACATCCAGTTAAAAAAGTTGGAGAGCATGGTAGTGTTTCTAGTCATCATCCAAGGTCTAGGACGCAAACAATTCATCCAAAAACTGCACATCCTGCCCCAAGAAGTAGGGCAGCAGGAGTGGTTGCTCCTACCATTGCAGTTAATCATCCAGATGATGCGGCACTTGAAGATCCTACCGTATTAGAAGATTTAGAAACTGAAGAGGGGCAAAGCGAGCAAACTGATGAAAGTGGTGCAAAAAAATTTTTGTTTCATGAATTAGTTGGAGAAGAATATGATCCGGCGGTAGATTTGGATGTAAGAAATGATCAAGAGGCCGTTCCTGCATATGATGGGGCGATAGTGGACCATTTGCCAGATATTATTCCTCCAGTTAATATATCAATAGACCCTAATTCTTTTGTTTTACAGGCAGATGCAAGAGATGGTACTGTTTCATTTAAAGCCAGCGTCGTTTTTGACGATGATGATTTTCCTTTAGATGATTATGATATAATAGTTACTCAGGTGACAACGACATGATAGAAGGCACATATAGAATAACTTCTTCCGGCTCAACTGTTGCGGAATATAAAAATATGTTAACAGCAAACGGTTTATTGGTAATTAATCAATATTTAGCAAATGTGGTGCCGGATTGGGCGGGGTCTTTAGCAATTGGAACTCTCTCTACTAACTCTACGGCGAGTACAACAACTGCGTTAGATTATGAAATTTTACGTTTCCCCGTAACCTTGAAAGCATATAGAACTGTTTCTGGTTCAAATCAGATGGCTCTTAAAGCAACCATTGATCCTGAAACAGTTTTTCAAGCCTACGAATTTGGAATATTTCCAATGAGAGTAAACAAATTGCTTTTTAGAGATCATTTTAAAATTACTGATTTTACTGAACAAATAGCCGCATCTAGTTCATGGTATATAGGTTCAAGTCCTGCACCAACGGCTTCCGTATCACCAACTCCACGTTCGGGCGGGTCTGGAATAAAAATATCAACTGGTCAAACAGCATCATTAATATTTTATTCTAATTTTGCTGATTATAATGATGCAGACTCGTTAGATTTATTATACTATTGTGCTTCTGCTACTACATCAACTTCATCTATTACAGTTTACTTTTCCGATGATTCTACTAGTGGTAATGTTTGGTCAGCATCGGGAACTATTCCAGCAACATCATCTGGAACCTATACTCATAAAGTGTTAAGTTTTCAACCTAAACCAGATGCGTTTACGGATACAATGTATTCCTGCTCTATACAATTTGCGGGTTCTGGTGGAACATTATTATTGGACCATTTGAAAGTAACGACGGGGCAGGCAAAACCTACAGATCAATTGTTAACTAGTCGTACAACTTCAGCATCACCATTGGTAACTAAAGTTTATGGACAGCCAATGGAAATAGAATATTATATACAGGTGACATGATATGGTTTCTTCAGATATTAATAATATTTCACCATCAGCAACATATCATGTATCATTGCGTCCCAAAAATGGGGTGGGGTATGATTTGTCTTCATTTCATTATACTTTTACTACTCCCGGCACTTATGGCGGAAGTGTTTTAACTGGTAATAATGCACTTTTACAAACAAATATTACTGGAAGCGGCGCAATAATTTCTGGTACAGGTAATCCATCTAATCAAATAAATACAATGTATATTGATGGGTCTGGACTAAAAGCGTTTGACAATTTTGGCGCAAGCACAGTTTATATTTCTTCTATAGATGGAAATGCTTATTTTAAAGGCACTGTTGTAGCAGGTTCTGGTTCTATAGGTGGATGGTCTATATCACCAAATAAACTTTCTTCAGGTTTAATTGCTTTAGACTCTACAGCGGGAAATCAAAAAATATATATTGGTTCTGGTTCATATAATAATACTAATACTGCTTTCTATGTCGATCAAAGCGGCAGATTTTCATTATTTAATCAATTGTATTACAACCCTAGTTCCGGCCTTGCTGGAGTAGATGATTTTGGTGAATTAACTGTTGTTGGAAAAATTAGAGGATCAATACAAAATATTGATCAAATTCCTTCTAATAAATTATCAGGAACTATTTCATCAGTAAATATTGTTAGTACTACTTCAGCAGTTGTAACAACAACTGCTTCTACCGCATTTTTGGCGGGAGAATATGTTTCTATATTAGGTTTAACTGGAAATGCTTCTGTTGTAAACGGTAGAAAACAAATTAATGAAATGAGTAGTAATAATACACAATTTGGCGTTACTATTGTTGGCGGTGTTGTTGGAACTTATTCTCAAAGTGCTACAGTTAATTTACAAGAATTAACAATGGGTCTTCATCCAGCAGCGGGAACAGGAACATATGCTGCAAGTGCCGGTATTGGAATTAGATTAGATCCTTATAACTGGTGGTATACTAATAATCAATTTAGGGTTGGCGATTCTTCAAATTATATGTTGTGGAAAGATAATGTATTAGCATTATCTGGTTCTATTGTTTCAAGTGCCGGTCAAATTGGTGGATGGGCAATTGGCTTAAATAGTTTATCAGTTGGTTCCAATACAAATTTTATCAAATTTTCAAATAATACAAATAATGTTTTAATTGCTGGTGGAGAATTAATTAACTATATTAATAATCCAGATTTTGAATATAATTTAGAAGGTTGGGTAAAAAATGGTTCAACAACAACTATAGCAAGAGTTACAACTGATTTTTATAGTGGATCGGCGTGCCTTGAAGTAACAAAAGCAGCAGTTGCTAATTCTGGAGCAGCCTATAGTGCAAAAGTTCCAGTAGTTGCAGGACTTACATATTCATATAGTGCATGGGTAAAAATTCCTGCTGGTCAAGAATCTGGAACTTTTCAAGGCTATTTACAGTGGTTTGATCGTTTGGGCAATTTTTTAAGTGCTTCAACTGTTGGAACAATATCATTAACAAATGTTTCAGGATGGCAAAGGATTGTGGGAACTGCAACTGCACCATCTGGGGCAGTTTCTTGTATTCCATTTGTACTTCAAGGAACCGCTGGCACGGCCGGACAAAAATATTTGATAGATGCTGTTTTATTTGAAGAAGGTTCAACTCCAAGTACTTATACTCAAAATACCGCTCCAATATATATAAATAAATATGGAGCATCAACATTTACGGGCAAAATTCAAACAGCAAATTCTGGTAAAAGAATAGCATTAGAAAGTTATGATTATTTAAGTTCGGCTATAAAATTTTATACTGCTGCTTCAGCAGAAATAACTCCTGCACAAATAAATGTTAATTATAGAACTGCAAGTGCTTATAACACTCAGGCTCTTGTTAAATTTTCTGGAATACAAACTTCTGCATGGGCGGCACCGTATATTCAATTTTCTACTGGATCAGATACTGATGGTAGTTATAGTGAAGCATATATTTATGGAGCCTTAGGTTCGGTTATTGAAGGTGCTGGATCAAAAATAGAAATTGGTGATCAAGCGGTTGCAACAATGTTTGATATAAAATTTACTGGAGCAAATAACGCTAATGGATTTCAATTTGTTGGTTCCGATGTTAATATTCTTAAAGCATTGTATGTATCTAATGGTGTTTCTTTCAAAACAGCAAATGGAAATACAACTAATGCTGCTTATGCAGATTTAACTAGTACAGCATTTTACCTGAGTCAACCGGGAATTGCAGGAACTTTTGATGTCCCAGCACTGATCCTTGACACAAGAACAGGTGATAGTATTTCCGCTAACTGGTATGCTCAAAGATTTAGAAGAAATGGAGCCAACCACGGTGGTATATCAGTAACAACTTCCACCACCACCCTGCCATTCTTTTTTGCTGGTTCAGATTATAGACTTAAAGAAAATGTTGAAACTATAGATAATTCATGGATGTCTAATAAGATTAAAAATCTTAGACCAGTAACATATAATGAAATTAATAGTACAAATAAAATTATAGGTTTTATTGCTCATGAAGTTCAAGAATATATTCCAGAGTCTGTTGTGGGTGAAAAAGATGCAGTAGATGAAGATGGAAATATTATTCCTCAAAATTTAGGAACTGCCCCATTTATTCCATATTTAGTTGGTGCATTAAAAGATGCGTTATTAAGAATAGAAGCCCTTGAAGAAGAAATAGCATTACTAAGGGTCAAATGATATAATTAAAATGGTGATATTTACATGAAAGAAGTTAATTATAATATAGTACAAGGAGATAGTTTTTTACTATCTTTAACTTATACTGATTCTTCCGGTTCCGCCGTCAATTTGACAGGCGCA